CCAGTTAACAAACAATCTTACATAAAAGGTGGCGGCGGTCAGCTTAAAAAAAATCTTTCTAAAAGTAAGCTTAAAGAAAGAAACAAAGAAATTGCAAGAGCTAAAAAATTAGCAAATGTACTCGATATTCAAGCTATGATAAATTCTGGGGATGTTCATCCCTCAAAACGGCTAAAATCTCTCGGATTTACAGCTCCAGAAAAAGGCTCTCAAGAAAAAGAAAGCATAAGAAAACAACGTCGAGACCTTCGCATTCCTACGAAAAAACGAAAGTAAAATTAATGAGTGACCTATCCGAAGAAACCTTAGCAAAGATTCACGAATCACTAGCGTCAGAACTGCTGACCCGCATTCAGGAAGGTACTGCTACCCCTACAGACCTAAATGTTGCTCGACAAATGTTGAAGGATAATAATATAACAATATCTCCAGCGGCGTCGTCACCATTAGTGAATATCTTAGAGGAGCTACCCTATGACGAAAAAGGCAGCATCATCGACTCAAAAGAAATCCGAAAAAGCTCTTCAGGTTAACAGAGCTTCATCTAGAAAATATCGACGCAACCGTTGGTGGTATCGCCTTATAGAATCTGCCCGTTCTCGTAAAATAAGCGACAACATTCCAAATAAAGGGCTAACCAGAGAACTCATAGAAAAAATGTGGGAAGACCAAGAAGGACTATGTTTTTGGACTAGGGTTCCACTCTTGAAGAACTCTGAGTTTAAGAGACACCCTCAGTTAGCTAGCTTAGATCGTATAGATACTAAAAAAGGGTACACCCCCGATAATATTGTTTTGAGTTCTTTGTTTGCTAATTTTGGTAAGTCTTCCACCAGTATTAAGGTTTGGATTTCTTTTCTTCAGGTTCTTCGGGACACCCTAAATCCACTTTGCGGAACCCAGCCTTCCACAAATGTTCAGCTAGTATTGCCGCAGTCTCCCACACAGCCTCCTCATCCCAGTACGATGACGGACGAGCTTGATGGAGAAGCTCATGAATAAGGGTATCCAAATACTCCTTAGGTGGGGTTCTAGGATCAATCTCAATAAGACCGTCAGGATGGGCCAATCCCATAGCCTTATAGCGCCCCAGTTTGCGCTCTTTTACCCGAATCTTGAATGTAGGCTTCTCAGGGCCATTCTGAGCGTCTTTCTCTTTCATATGCCTCTAAGTACCACCACACAATAAAAACGTCTCTATGCCCCGTTCTAGCTCCAAGAAACAGCCATCACAACAGGCCATCGACCCACGCCTGAAGGACTTCCGAAATTTTCTCTTTCTGGTATGGAAGCATTTAAACCTTCCTAAGCCTACGCCAGTACAAGATGACATAGCTCAGTACCTGCAGGATGGCCCAAGGCGTATCGTTATTCAAGCCTTCCGTGGTGTAGGTAAGTCATGGATTACCAGTGCATTCGTGTGCCATCAGCTTTTGCTAAACCCAAGGTTAAATTTTCTTGTTGTTTCTGCCTCTAAGACCCGTTCTGACGACTTTAGTACGTTTACCCTTAGGCTTATCTCAGAAATGCCCATATTGCAGCATCTGAAGCCCCATGAAGACCAGAGATCCTCTAAGATTAGCTTTGATGTAGGCCCAGCTCCTGCCGCCCATGCACCCAGCGTTAAATCAGTGGGGATCACAGGGCAGCTCACTGGTTCCCGCGCTGACATCATCATTGCTGATGACGTTGAGTCGGCCAATAACAGCATGACCCAGCTCATGCGTGATCGGCTGGGTGAGACAGTGAAAGAGTTTGAGGCTATTTTGAAGCCTGAGGGGCGTATTATCTTTCTGGGAACACCACAATCAGAAGAAACACTATACAATTCACTGCTGGAGCGCGGTTACGAAACCATGATTTGGCCAGCTAGATACCCCAGTAAGGCCAAGGAGATCTACGGTAATCGCTTAGCACCCCTAATTACCTCCAGAATGGAGGAGGTTGAGGCAGGTGATCCCGTAGATCCCGAGCGTTTTAACGATTTTGACCTACAGGAACGCGAGGCATCCTACGGTAAAGCTGGGTTTGCCCTCCAGTTTATGCTGGATAGCCGCCTGAGTGACCTTGAGAGGTATCCTCTGAAGCTTAGTGATTTTATTGTCCACCCATTAGACACAGAGTTTGCCTCTCCTAAGCTGGTGTGGGCCAGTAGCCCCGATTTAATTATAAAAGACATACCAAACGTAGGGTTTAGCGGGGATTACTACTATAAACCCATGGAAGTCATGGAGGGACACGAGAAATACACCGGATCTGTCCTAGCGATTGACCCCTCTGGCCGAGGACAAGACGAGACAGGCTATGCTGTAGTAAAGATCCTCGCTAGTCAGTTATTTGTTGTAGATGCTGGAGGATTTAAGGGTGGGTACGACAAAGAGACATTAAAATCTTTGGCACGGTTGGCTAAAGACAACAAAGTTAACCGAGTGATAATCGAGGCTAACTTCGGGGATGGTATGTTTTGTCAGCTCCTAAAACCTGTCCTTACAGAGTACGGATACCCTGTCACAATCGAAGAAGTAAGACACAACAAACAGAAAGAACTAAGGATTATAGACACTTTAGAACCACTTTTGAATAGTCATAGGTTAATCCTAGATCCGAAGATTATAAATAAAGATTACCAAACACTAAGTCAAAGAGGGGGATCAACTGCGGACAACCTTAGTTATCTCCTCATGTACCAGTTGTCAAGACTAACTCGTGACAAAGGTTCACTTAGGCACGACGATAGGTTAGACGCTCTGTCTATGGCTTGTGGTTATTGGGTAGAACAGATGGCTCAGTCTGTAGACAGCGCAGCTAAAGTGCTCAAGGATGAACGTGTGGATAGGGAGTTGGAGAAGTTTCTCGAAGGTGTCGTCGGAAGGAAACCTGAGGAGAACTTATGGGTCAAACTTTAGTGTGTCAAGGGGTTATCTGTCTTCCGTATTTGAATTTCTTATATTTTTAAGTTTTTGCATCGGAGAAAACCCGTGTTTTACGAAAACTTTCCGATCAAAAATGACTAATAACAGTCTTTTTTAGCTTTTGCCGCTCAGAAAAGAGCTTAATTGATCGTTAATTTAGTCAAAAAAATGCGAGGGGGTATCTACGCCTACGGCGAAGAAGCATACCCCCGCTGCCCTGTCCCTTGGAGTCGATTCTCGGCGCGAATAACGGTTACTGGGGGTAGTACGGGGTTATTCCATTTTAACGAAGGGCTGCGCGGGGGTATGCCACTAGGGGATCTATTCCTGCTACCTGCGCTTAGCGCTTGGTATCATCCAAAAGATAACAACTAAATCATTTCACATTGCATATCTAACTGCTGACTGAGTTGAGTAATACAATAGCGCATCGCTAATTGCATCGCTGAGTTGAGTGCGTGTTAATCTCTCATCATCTGTATTTCGGAGACAACTCAAGCTGCTACCATTCCAACCACCTGCATCTGCCGTGTCTTTATTCGGATAACCTCGGTCAACCTCAGTTGACTAATAGTCACCCTCAAATCCGAGAACATCCAAAGTCGCCACTAAAGTTTCCCATTGGGTCCGCACCTCGCGCCGCATACCATTTGTCCTGCCTTAGCAAAGCAACGGCGCAACTGAAAACCAGACAACAGTGCCTACTATCACCTCATTTCCACCGCGCCAAAACTTTACAGATGCAGGTGAGCACAACTCATGGATGCTTACTGCTGTCAGCTCCATGTATTCGCTGGGGCAGACTTCTTTAGAAGTCTACCCGAATGCCTTCGGCATAACAGCCGACGCAACCAATCCTTGTACTCAAAAGGAGAGATTCCTCTAAATCTCTCCTTACGAAGATATATCAAAATATATCTTCTATCCTCTCTAAAGCACCAGTCCAATCGGGCCGTCAGCAACTAACTTCGCTGTTTCGCAGTCGGGACGAATGTCCGGCCAATGGCGGCTACCTTACACACGGGTTGCACTTCGGTTCGCCTTCGTATCGGCCAACGACCCTCTTCCGCAGTACGGCAGGGCCGCTCTTGGCCGCACATTAGCCCTCTGCCACGTTGTGACAGCGAAGTTAGCCACTGACGGCTAGCTGGTCTGTGTAAAACTACACATCAAAAAACTACTATCATGACTGAAGATCAGATCCAACAGTTCGAACTCATCCAACAACAAATCGCTGAACTCAAAGAGTCTAACGATCAACTCCGTACGCAGAACAACGTACTTGAGAAGCAACTCAAGGACGGCAAGGCATTCGGTAAAGCTACCGTGTATGAGTCTGCAGCAGAGAAGGTGTCCGACTACTGGGGAACGGGCATCACACCCTCCGGTGAAGAGGTATCTCTAACTCTCTACCACACTACGACGAGGACAGGTAAGAAGGCGTTCAACATCACCATCCGCCCTCACAATCCAGATGAGTACAACTCAAATACTCCCGGATACACAACATCGAAACGAGAGGTCACATCTCGACGAGGCACTAAGATTGATCCGATGACAAAGAAAGGACGTACCAAGAAATCCGCTGAGTAACTCCAACTCTCCCGTCGATCACTTCGGTGGTCGGCGGGTCTTTTTTATGGCCCTTAACACCAAAAGACTTCGCGTGAATATGCAGCTCTCAAACAAACTTCCCTCAACAAACAAGTTGGCGGAGAAGTATCTGGACTGCAAGCATACGGCGACCAGAATTATGAACAAAATACCACTAACACACTTAATCACCATGCTCATCATCCTTGGGGGTGCTGTAGTTGTCATAGGTGCAGCAGTCTACAAACTAGCCTCGTGGGTACTATCATTATGAGAAACTTCAGATTTGCATTTCCTCAAACACTAGAAAAACAAACAGAAAGCGAACTGTTAGAAACTCTAAGACTAGAAAGTAAAATAAAAGAACTAGATAAACTCCAAGAAGAGCTTCTATCAAACTTATACAAGGAGATATATGAACAACGTCTACCCGAATAAACTAACTGCTGCTGCTAAGAATGTAGTAGCTGTCTACGGTACACTTCGGACATCTGCTGTCCAAGCTGATGGCATCGTGCGTGGCTACATCATGGTGGGGTTACACTCTCAGTTCCCTGTTGCAATACATACAGGCGTTCACACTGATGTGATCAAAGTTAACGTACTTACTGTAGACAACAAGCAGTTAGCTCGATTCGACAGGTACGAGTCAAAAGGTCACTTGTACGATCGTGTACTTGTAGATGTAACCAGAAACGACAACACATCTATTCGTGCTTACCTGTACGAAGGTCGTAAACAGTTTTGGCAGCCTACGGGTGATCCAAATAAACCACTACGTTATCATCAGTCTACTATCATCAAGCACGGTGATTGGAAACTGTATATGCAGCGTA